GGCACCGATGACGACCTAGTGAATCTCCGCCGACGACTAGGCGAGCAGGGCCGCAAGCTGATGTTTCAGAATCGCGGATTCGGTGACGATCTGGTGGTGAATGATCCGTCGGGCCTCGGGCTGAGGGATGTGAAATGGGGGCCGATACCGCAAGTGCTCAAGTGGGAGCCGATTGCCCACATTCGCGCCCATGACGTCGAATGGGAGGTCGTGACGTGCGTTCCGGTCTGCGACAACCAGACGAGCCGCACGAGCGGGATTCTGGCCTTGAATTACGGCGTGAGCTGGGATATCGACGAACGGGGCTACACGACGCGGACGATCAGCGGTTACGTCGAAATCGCCATGACGCGGTTAGGCCGATCACTGCCGGACATCGCGGACGCCAACACGTATTTGGACGCGTACAATACGGCGCCCTTACTGGGTTTTCATCGCACGCAGTCGAGGCAGATTAGCCTGGACAAGAGCCGGCTGGACTTCACGGTAGTCGATCGGCAGATTGATTCCCCGAACGCCTACCCGCCGGGCGTGGTGAATATCAGTTGTCGTCATCGCACGGGCTGGCGGCTGGGATCGGGCCTGCCTCGCAATCGCATCACGTGCGAAATTGAAATGGCAGCGGACTGGCCACAGGAACACGCATTGCTGATTTTCAATGCCATCTACAACCAGCGTTTGGCGGTAGCGTTGGCGGCGACTGGCACCGCCACCAGCACGAAAGGCGGTTCGACGGAAATCAAGGGCAACGTCATCATTGATGAATTCGACATCGAAGAGGACGTGTTTTCTCACCGCTCTTCGTTTTCGCTGGGGTATCGAGTTCCGGACACCCTCAAGGAGTTCGTGTTCAAGTCGGGCATTTGGGTTGACCTGCCGACGAACTGGGCCGCGTGGGACGCGACGATGGCCAAAGCGCATCGACAACGCGGCTACGCGGAGCTGGGGTTGATTCCGGCCGACGATTCGATTGTGGATCTGTGCCAGGTTGGCGTAGCGCCGTATCAACAGCGGCAAACGTTCCCACAAAAGCAAAGCAAAAGCCCATTGCAAGCCCTGAAAAACAAGCAGCCGGACCCGAAGCAGTCCTGGCTGTTTTACGGCGTGGGAACGTCGGTCGTGCGGGAACGGCCCGTGGTGCGGCAACGGATTCTCCAGACGCCGGACAACGACCAGACACCCTACAGCCCGAACGACGCCAACGGACTGCAATACCCGCAGAAGACCGGCACGGACGATATCATTCAACAGGGCGGTCAGGGATCGTACTACGTGATCCTGCGTGGCAAGGCGACGCGGGCCGGCTGGGAGATCCCGCGACCGCGGTACGACACGTTCGGCACGGCGAATTCTCCCGCCACGGAGATTGACGGCGAGTTTCACACCGCCATCGTGGATAATGCGTTTGGGCTGCCGATATACCAAGCGATTTGGGTATTGGTGTATGCTATCCCCTACAGCCCCTCGCAGATGTTACCGCGACCCAACCCGATGGAGTACCTGAACGATGACGGCACAGCCACCCCTTAGCGTGTTCTCGGATGGGACGATTGACTTCGTAGTGCGGCATCGCGACGGGACCGAGACGCGGCATAAGCTCGATTTGCTGGTGGTGAAACTGTGCTGCGAGGGATGCGAGCAACAGCACAAATTGCAAATAGCGGACGGCCGAATTCATCCGACGCCAGAATTTTTGGTGGACCTGGCGGAACGGCTGGGAAGGTTTGGCCTGAAGGACTGCACGCCGACCATTGCCTGGCAAGTCTGGCTGGCGACGATCGACGCCATGACGGAGCTAAAAAAAAGTATGAGCGAGACGCCGAAATCGCCTTCTGGTATGGAATCGACCCCCGAAATCTCACTGGAGCCGAGCGAGCCGGCTACCTTTGCAATCTTAGCCGGGTGAAGTCGCAGGACATCATCCACCGGGGAGACTATGATCCCGCCGACTGGAAAAGCGTGTATCAATTGTGGCTAGCGGCGTACAGTGACGAACAATTAGCGGCACGGGCGCGGGCTCGGGCGCTCGAAGCACACGTGGAAAGACAATGCGGGGTGAAAAGATGACTTGGCCGCTGAACATGACGCAACGCACGAACGGCCAAGCCAAGCCGGCGCGGGACGTGAAAGACCTGTTGGGACCGGCGAAGACGCGGCGGTATATGTCGCTGTCCGCTCAGTACCAACAGCGGCCACGTGAATTGCCTCCGCTCAATTTCGAGATGATCCGGGCGATGCTCTTAGACCCGGCCGTCCGTCTCGGACTGGCGATGCGTACGGCTCCCATGCAGGGGATTGAATTCGCCTATCCTGGCAAGGCGGGAGCCGACGGGAAGCCGCAATGGATACCGGGCGTCGCTGCCAAGCGGCCAGAAGTCGGCGAGTTCGTGACGCGGCAATTCAAGCGGATTTGGCTGCACGGCCTCGATGACGTGCTGACGGCTCAAGTCTGGGGCTGGTCTGCCGGCGAGGTCATGTATCGCACGACATCCCGCGGCACGGTGGAGATTGATTGCCTGTTGGGACGGCACGCGGTCGATACGCGGGCGCTGTTGGTCGATGGCGAGAAGTGCGGCGTGAGGGTGCAACGCGTACCGGGCTGCGGCGACGTTGACTTGCTGTTCCCAAAAAGCTGGTTCCATTGCCATCGTGCGGAAGCCGGCGCCCATTACGGGACGACAATCCTGATGGGAGCGTACTCGCCGTGGGCGGACAAGGCGTTCCAGGGTGGAGCCACGGACGTGCGGCGGCTGTTCATGCACGCCGACGCGTACGGCGGCAAGGATATGACCTACCCGGATGGGGTGACGATTATCAACGGGGAGGAAGTCGCCAACCGTGACTTGGCGTTACAAGTGGTGGAGCAACTGCAAGCCGGCGGCGTGACGGTCAGGCCGACGCAAGTACGGGAAGGCGTTGAGCAGTGGCAACTGACGCGAGCGGCCATTCCCGGCAACCCCGCGCACATTCTCCAGTACCCGAAAGATTTGGACACGGAAATCTTTCACGGGCTGGAAATTCCTGACGACGTGATTGAAAGCGACTCGGGCGCGTGGGCCGGCAAGCGAATCCCGATGGCGGCGTTTTTCTCGGCGTTGGATACATGGGCCACGGGATTGATTGGCGACCTGGACAAGCAAATTGTGCAACCGCTGGTGAAGCTGAATTTCGGGCGGGCGGAAGAATACGCAGTGATGCACAAGCCTCTTGCTCAACAGGCGATGGAGCAGCAAAGCCAAGCGGGTGAAGGCCAGCAGGGTCAACCGGGCCAACCGGGATCGCAGGCGGGCATGGGTCAACCGCAACCGCGATTACCGGGGCCTGGCCAACCGCCACCAGCCGCCCGGCCGATCGGGATGAGCCTCGACCCGGAGCTGGCTGTAGGCGAGGGCGTGCTGTCGGCGGCCGAGCTGGTGCAAGCGGCGCTGAAGGTAATGCGAATGGGCGCCGTTCATGCGCCTGCGGGTGGCGTGACCATCAACGGCAAGGATTACAAGGGCGGCGAGTTCATCCCATCGGATGAAGTGGAGAAGGCGACGCCGGAGGAGCGGGCGAAACTGGGAAAGCCGAAACAGAAGGGCCTGTCGTTCGGTGACGACGATGAAGACTTTGCCTTGCGGAACGAGCCGAAGCGAGTCAAGCAAGAGCAATTCGAGACGACGGGCGTCGGGCGACAAAAGAAGCTGTTTTCGGGACTGGATGCACTGCCGGGACAGCAAGACCTGTTCGACGATCTGGATAAGCCACGGGAGGATAAAGAGCCGGAAGCAAAGCCAGAACCGCAATCGGAAGCGAAAACGGTAGGCACTGAATCGGAAGCACGCGGACAAGGAGCACGCCGGTCGCGGTCATCGGTTCATTTTGACAAGCCGATTACCGGACCAAGCGGTGCTAGTTTGTCGTCCTACGACTGGAAATGGATGTGGGAGGAAAGCCCGGAATACGACGATCCACGGCGGGTAAGCAATTGGGACGAAGCGGAGAGAAACGAGCAAACTGGCAAGGACGTAGTGCATCAATTCCACGTGAGAGATGCCAAGGGACAGCCGCATGTAGTTAGCCTGGAAAGCGCCTTGAAAATGCTGGGATTTACCAAGGGTGATCCAGGAATTGGCAAAGTCAAAAACTTGGCAATGGCTTCCATGCAGTTGGCCGAGCAGCAGCAAGTTCACGAGCGATTACTTAGCACGCCGGAAGCGGAACGCGGCTATGCACACGAGTACACGGTGCAAGGCAGCGACTTGAAACTAAAGTCGCTCGAAGATCGCGTCTCGAAACTGGCGAAAGAAGCCGAAAAAGCTGCGTCCGGGGAGTCACCGGAAAGGCATTACAAGAGCCTCGCAAAAGACGTCGCGGACATGCGGGACTTGTTCCACACGAACCCCGTCTACAACCGAGACAAATGGAACCCGCACAATGTGACGCCTAGCGGTCATCGAATTAACGATATCCTCTTAGCCAATCGAGATAAGCTCGGACTGACAAAAGAAGACATGAGGCAGGCTTACGAAGAAGGGAGCAAGATATACAAAAAGCTGATTGCTACAGGACGTTATAACGCTCTAGGGGAGTACACCGGAAAGACGCCAATTCACAGCGGCGAACAGCGAAAAGGCGAGTCGGCGTGGTCAGCGGCTAAACTTCGCAATTGGTATTTCGACAAAGGCGAGAATGCGGAGCAAGCCGTAGAGGAAGCCCGGCAATGGCTAGAAAAGTATCATCCGAATTTTGCCATACACCCATCAAACGCGACGGAGGCCAATCCGAGCGCAGCCACTGCTATTCATGGTCGCGGGCTATTTGAAAACTATAAGTCACAAGGTGCGGTGACGGCATCGGAAGATGAAGTGCAGCAGCTTCGTGAGCGATTCAAAGGTCACAAAGCCGACTGGCGCGCGATGGCTGTGCAGCAACATGCTAAATTGGCGAAGATTAAAAACGCCATCGAAGACGCGACCGAGGAACAGGAAACGATCCGCAATCAGTTATTAGCCGAACAAAAAGCCAATAGCAATTCCGAGCAAGCGCGAAAACTGGGCGAGAAACTGAACACCGCAACTAGTGTCGTTGATAAACTGCTGCGCCAACACCAAGACGAAGACGCCTACCGGCGATTGGCTGTCGAGAAGGCCGTTAAGGCCGGCAAGACAATCCCGGACGATATCTTGAACGAGTATGGCGATTTGAAAAAGCCGGCCACGCTCGCCATCCGCATGGAAGCCGACGGCACGCGCTGGATCACGATTGGCAGACGCAAGGACGGCGAAGACGAGCACGCGGGTGGCTTCCCGGTCCAGATTAGCGCGGACGGCGAGATTCTCAAGGGCGGGCCGAGTGGCTTGCGTGGGAAGAAACTCAGCGAGGTCGGCGACTACTTCGACGGGCTACGGAAGGAACGCGAACAGTCGGGCGCTGACAAGTTCGCGGAAGTATCGGGGTACTTTGACCAGCGTGGCGAATCGGCCGCGAGACTGAAGCCGGAGAATGCTCCCGGCAACACCCGCAGTTGGAAGCGGATCGTCGCGCACCAGGCCGAGCAATGGGGTATGGAACCTACCGACTACGAGCAGGCCGCGAAAGACGCGTGGCAGGAAGAAACCGACCGGCACCACGAACGGGAAGCGGCGAAGACGTACGCACGCCAACGGCTGGACCTGACGCAAGCCGACGTGAACCGGCTGGAGAATCAGGGGTTTGACGCGGGCAGCAAGCACAAGCGTATCAAGGGCCTCGATAAAGTGAGCCGCGAGTTGGCCAACCAGTATCCCGGCCTGGGCTGGGGTGGCGGTTACGACGACGACGACCAGCGGATGGATTACGATTCGTTGGTTTGGGAGTTGATCCGGGAGGGCAAACAGGAATTGCCGAGCAAGACAAGCCGGGAGTTCCACGAGCAGGTGGACGCCTTCATAGGTTCGGCGTGGCGGGCTGGAGGATCGCAGTATATGGCGTTACGTCTATCCACGGACGCCGAGGGTCACGAGCACAAAGGCAAGGGGCCTGGAGGGGGACAGTTTACGAGCGGGGGAGGTAGTGGCGGAGGCATTTCCAAGGGGCCACACATAAGCGAGGCGCATCGCACCGCAATGGAAGCGATGGGTTACGACAAAAAGCACATTGACGCATTTTCCAAAGCGGTGACATCGCAGGACACAAAGCGAATCAAAGAATTTACCGAAGACCTAAAGGAAACAATGGCTTACGGTGACGATGAAGACAAAGCACATGCAAAGGACATATTGACGTGGGCTAATACAGCTACCAAACCGCGAGTAGGAAAAACGGCCAAGACCAAACAAGATAGTGATGTGCCTCCGTTGAAACCGGGACACATTCGTTTATTCCGGGCTGCCAACGATGACAACGTCGACGCGGGCTATAGTTTTTCAACCGAGCTAGAAACGGCACAATCCTACACCAACAACCCAGGATTTGGCGGTAATACGATCTATCGTGTCGATATAGACCCCGGAAAATTGCTGGACGTATCCGACGCCGACGATTTATTTAGCGCATTGTCGGAAGCTGCTGGAATGGACCTGATTCCAGAACAATACGCGCACCACGCCCAACGAGTTCTGGCGACTGATCCGAAGGTGCGAGAGGCATTGGCTGAAAAGGGTTATGAATGGGTAAAGTTTACGGACGATTTCCCGGAAGGTGCGATTACGTACACGCCAGTCAGCGTTGAGGCGGCAGAAAAGGCTGGCGAAGATATACAGGAGCACGGCAGCGACCCTAAAACGTCCAGTCGTATGTCGTCATCCTTCACGGAGTCCGACCATCCGCGCGACGACGACGGGAAGTTCACAAGCGGCGGAGGATCGACAAAGCACGGTCCAACCGACATCAAATCGGCTGTTGCCAAAGTGCTTTCCGGCGACAAGGGTAGCAGCATCGGCAGCGGTGACGCGGCCATGATTTCTCTAGAAGACGTGCGACGACACTTGCCGCACTATTCCAAGGAAGAGTTGGACGCCGAGATTCTCAAGCTACGCGAATCCGGTGAATGGACGCTGGAGCCGGCACACGGCCGCACCACCGAGACGATGCGCGGAGCCGGCATCAAACAGGGCAAGGACAACTTTATCTGGCTGGTGAAAGTCACGTAATGCCCGACAACCGCAACACTCCCGCCGATCGCATTACGGGCCGTGGGCTCATCACGGCCGAAGCCATCTACGCCAACATGCGTAAGCGGCTGCTGGATGTGCTAGACAAGCGGGCGCGGTTCGCGACGTTCCCCCAATTGGAAAGTATGGCCCGCGACATCATGCGGGAGCAGGAGCCGCTATTCGCTCGCCACTTGGCCGACACGCAACTAGCGGCGTGGCTGGCGGGATACAAGCAGCAATCGGACGACCTGCCACCGTGGACCGTGGAGGACTTGGCACCGCCACCCGGTAGCCCGCCACCGTCAGGCGCGTTGTGGCCGTGGGAAGAGGAAGAGCCCATCGTACGCTTCCCGTTACTCGAAGCGGCGGCCGAGCGGCTTAGTGAACGCGGTGTCCTATCACGTGAGGACTTCGACGCTGCATCGGCGACGATCAAACAGCAGTCGTTTACCGTGGCTGGTGACCATACCGAATCCACCCTTAACGCCATCCGTGACGTACTGGTGAGCGATATCAAGGAGGGGACGAGCCTGAAGGGGTTTCGCGCGACGATCGAGGACGTGTTGAACGGCTCGCCGATCGGGCCGGCACACTTGGAAAACGTGTACCGAACCAACGTCCAAGGTGCCTTTCGTGACGGGCGGGAAACGCTGCTGGCGGACCCGATCGTCTCGGAAGTATTCCCGTATCAAGAGTACGTACCAATTCACGACGCACGGACACGGGAGGAACACCTAGCGTTAGGCTCGCTCGGGCTGAACGGGACGGGGATTTACCGGCGTGACGACCCCATGTGGGACCAGTTTACGCCGCCCTGGGATTACCAATGTCGCTGTGGCACAATCCCGATGACGATCCGCGACGCGGCCGAACGGGGCGTCAAAGAGGCTCAGGAATGGCTGGAAACCGGCTTCCCGCCGATCCATCCCGAATGGCGGGCACAGTACATTCCGTTCGAGTCTAAGCCGGGATGGGGACAACGTGGCGGACGTACGGGAGCGACAAGCCGCATGGCACTGGAGCCGATAGCTTGACTGCCAACCGCTACCTAACTCTGGACGGCACGGCGCCCAACGTCATTGACCCTGGCCGGTTGTACGACGACAACGCACGCGTCGGCGCGATGGATGACTTTTGGGGCAAGGCCAATAGCTTTACGACGGAGATTGGCCAAGAGCCGGGAGTGTTCTGGCTACTCGTCCCGCGGACGACCTATGCGGTGATTGCCAAAAACGATACCCATGTGGTGACGTGGTTTGACGGGACGACTCCGACACGGTTCACTAATCTGGTCATGGCCTCCGCTCAATGCGTGGCGATGGATGGCGATGCGCAAGGCGCGTACCTGATCGAACTGCGAGACGTGCGGCAACGGCTGAAGAAGGCCGGCGCTATGGTCCGCCATTACAACGTGACGGACGCCATGCCGCGCTGCACCTACTCGGCGCTCTACCGCTACGATACGGACACGCTCAATGGTGGCGTGCCGTGGACGTGGCAAACCATGTTTGACGACGTGTGGAGCTTCCTGCCGTCGGGAGCGGCAGGCACGGCCCCTACGCTTCCTTGGACGCCACCGCACGACCCGGAATCATGGCGGTTCGAGGGACAATCAGCGTGGGATGCAGTGGGCCTGATTCTGGACGCCTGTCAGTCGGCCATTGTCTGCGACCCGTTGACGGGCGTGCTGTCCGTCGTGGCGTTAGGTGACACGCAGACGGGCCTCGTGGCGCAACTGGCGGCGTTAGATGCCTTGCTCGACTGGAAGCCGGCGACCGACGTAGCGCGAGCGCATCGTCCGGTAGACGTGCGGGTGATGTTCCGGGCCCGTCAGCGATCGGCGAATACCGTCGAGATGCTCGACCAGGATGATCGGTCGTGGGGGTACGTGGACGGCGCAACCGGGTTAAGCGGCGCCGAATCAAGCCGGAAGGTGGCAGTTCATTCGGACCTCTTCGACGAACGCGACGAGAACGGGGCGACGCTGAACCAGGCGGCGCTTAACGCCACTGCGGCAGCGATCGCGACGCGAGTGGCGTTGCGGTACGACGTCGCGGGCGAGGAGCGACGTAGCGAGCATCCGGGCATCGTGACGACAGTATCGTTAGGCTCGGAAATCCATCGGATGTGCTGGCGGGACTTCGGGGACGACGACGGCACGCGGACGGAGATTTGGCAGTTACGTCACTGGGGCGAGCCGACGCACGCCGTATTAGACCGCAAAAAAGACACATGCCGCATGGCGGTGGTCAAGATCACGACCGACGGCTGGAGCACGTCCAACGGCTGGGCCTACTCGACTGACGCGGAAGTGATTCGTTATTTCACCGCGTCCAACAACTACGCGTCGAACGTGCAATGCGAAACGTCACTGACCATCTGGCACCCGACGGGCTACCCGGACAATCACGGTAATGAAGTGCGGGCCTTGCACGCGGCCACGGGACGATTCCCAGCCAGGTTCGGCAAGGATGATTGGGCGTGGGTGGTATTCAACGCGGTATCACAACGCTGGGAGCTGCTGGGCGAGTACGAGGACCATTGGCGGTTTGAGCTGATCCAACGGATAGTCAAGGGCGGGAGCGGCACGGCTTATCTGCGTCTGGCCAATCCGAATACGGCAGTCTGGGTGACAACGAGTCTGATTTTCACGGTCTATGATTCGTCCGAAATCGGACCGTTCAACATCGGCGATTACGGCGTTGCCAAGCGTTACGGCGACTCCAACCGCTGGGAGATTCTATTCGCGCAGAAGCCGGGCCTTGTAATGGTCAAGGCGACGCAGTGTCTTTATCCGGGCGAGACGGCTGGCGGACTTGTGATGGAATACGACATCCTGCTAGGCCGCTGGGTGGACACGGCCGAATCCGTCACGATGACCGATCCAGGGAGTTGGAATTGCCTATTGATCGGGGAGCAGGCGTTCTGCCTACCAAACCCGGACGGCAATTACGACGTGGTGGGATCGCACGGACTGCATCGCAAAGGTAAGGCGGCGGAGGATATTTCCTGCGGCGCCTCCGGTCGCGTGACGCTGGCGAGCGACATCACGAGCAACAGTTGCACTGGCACGCTGTCTAATTGTGAAATCTCCGCGTGCAACACCTGGGGCGAGATTCGCAAGGTATTCCAAGATGAAGAGGTCACGGTGTTTTACGCCGGCACGCGGCGAATCGAGACGCAAAACCATCGGTTGTGGGTGCTGATTCCACATTATCATCCGCGGTGGATTGAGGGTATTTTAACGTCCGACCTGTGCCCGGATGACGTGTCCGCCTCCGTGCTAACAAATCGCTTCGCGGATGGGTGTCCGCCGATCAGTATCACAATCGCCGTCAATGAATATCACTTGTCCGGCACGTCGGGAAATCTGGTGTTGATTCTGCGGCGTGAGGATGGGGTGTACGTCATTATTCAAGTGCAACACCGAGCGGGATACTTCGCCTACGATGTAGACGTGGACCTAAACGGCAATTGCGTCTTCAGTACCACACTATTGACCGAACAAATCAGCTACATGGGCTGCAATAACTTCGACACCGAAAGCGCGGGACTGAATCTCGAACAAGCCGAAGTAATGACCGGCTGGAGCATCAGCCACACGGAAGGTAACCAGTCTGGCAGCGGTCTGCCGGAAGCCGGCACGTGTCAATTGACGATCACGAAAAAGAACGTCTGTGTTTTCGACGGCCCGGGAGCTGACTCGCAGACGATTATCGACCTGACGCCGCAAGTTGTGTTGCAAGATGTGGACATTGACGGGCTGTGTTTTGTCGGCACGGTGCGCGTCGTTTATCCGTTGTGCAGCGACGCGGCAGATACTGTGACGCTGTTCTGCGGGACGAATTGCGGGAGCGGATCGGGGAGCCAGTCAGGCGGACAGTAGGCATTTATGAGCGGACCTTATTTCTGGGGTGGGGTGCTACTATTCGATGGCGGACAAGTCGCGATGGACCCGGCTTGCTGTTGCGACGGCGGCGAATGCTGTTGCTACCGCTTGCGAGGTAAGACGCTGACCTGCGAAATGAAATGGGGCTGCCCAATCGACCCGCAGCCGGCGGTGATTACGTTTTCGTTGCCGTGGGTGGAAGCCGATAATTGTTGGCGGGGCTCGTATACTGGCTGGTGTACTAGCCCGGCGGATTTTGAAGTCGAGGCGGTTTGTTCCGCGGCGACTGGCTCGCCGAGCATTCCGGGACCGGAAAGCATTGTCTGCAACACGCACACCACACTGAACGTGCGGATCAAGGCAACCAGTAATAGCGGGTGGCGTAGCGTGGCGACGGACACCGAGCAAAGCGGGTGCCTCGACTACACCTGGGTAGACGTGTTCGACGGCGTGCTGTCGGATTCGTCTTGCTGCACGGGTTCACCAGGGGCATTGACCTATCTAAAACTGACGGGGACACCATGAGCAATATTATGCTAGGAACGCTAGACGAAGACATGTTTCCTTCTTCGGAATATGTGGTGGTGACCACTACCGACACAACACTTAGCGTGAGGTCAGGAATTCGAGAATTGTGCGGCCGACGTGGCTCAAGGGTTGTGCTGGTGAGACTCCAGGAGCAGGAGCCGTGGCTTATTGTTCAAGTAGCACATGAAAAGATAACTGCATGAGCGGACCCGGCACGGAACTGGCGAACATGCTCCACTCGTTGTGGATTCGGGCGAAGCCGGAATGCCCGTGTAAACTCGTCGCGGAATTGATGGACAGCTGGGGAGTGGACGGGATACGGGATATCGTGACCGAAGCGGATATCGACTTCATGCGGCAATGGATCGCCCGGCAACCCGTCAACGCAATCCTGTCCGATTGGCTGGTGAATCGTTGCGACGCGGTGGGAGAAGACACGCGGTTTGACATGGTCCTGGATTGTCTCCACGAGGAAGCCTCACGTCGTCGCCTGCCGTTCAACCGGACGCTGGCCAGTCTCTTGGTCCGCAAGGCCATCCATCGCGCGAGGCTCACACGTGGCACGCTGTAGGCTGCAAGGCGAGCGGGTGGGCGACGTGTTCCACATGTGCTGTGGAGGACGTGAGGAGCGGCAACCGCTCTACGCTTGCACGTGCGCGGAGCAACCGACGGAGTTTTGCCAGTCGATCGACCCAGCTGGTTTACTGCCGATCGACATTGGCGGCAAGCGGGATCTATTGCCAGTCGCGGACTGTCGGCGCTGCACGTACGCGGTCTATGGCGACGGGCCGCGCACGAGCTCGGCCGTGGCGTGGGAAGCCATGCGACAAGCGAAGCGGATGGACAGGCCACCGGAGACACCACGCGTGAAGCCACCAGCAGAAGTGCGGACGGTAGTTGAGTCTGGCCGCGGCATTGCTCCCAATCCCGGCCAATCGCTGGCGGCAAAACTCTGGGAGCAAGGACGCACGGAACGCAAGGCTGCTACCGCCATGACGGCCGAGCAGTTGGCACCGTTTCGCGTGGAAAATGTGTTTGCGATTGAGTACCCGACGCCGCAACCGCTAGACGGGCCGCGACGGAATCTAGCCTACCATCTGTGTCCATTCCGCAACGGCACTTGGCGGCGATCAGTGGAGCAGATTGTGCGGCGGCTGTGGATGTTCGACGGTCGCAGGGTGGTGGCGATCTTGACCGGCACGGACATGGACGATCCGGCGGAAGCGCGGAGCGCGTTCGCGGGTCACGACGTGGAGTTTATCACGCGGCCGAACGATCCCACGTTGCGGGAAGTGGCGACATGGGAGCCGCTGATAAGCCGCTGTGTGGAGGCGGCCGGCGTGACGTACTACGCGCACAGTAAAGGCGTCTCGCGCAACGTCAACGACGGCGAAACGGTTCATCGGTGGGCCCGAACAATGCACGAAACGTGCCTCGATTACTGGCCATTCGTGGCACGGTTGCTCGATCACTTTCCGATTGCGGGGTCATTCCTGAAGCACGGCCGCGGATTCACCAGCCAATCAGCGTGGCATTATTCCGGCGCGTTTTTCTGGATGCGGAACGACGACCTGCGACGCCGCGAGTGGAAGCGAATTGATCGGATGTGGTGGGGAGTGGAGGCCTGGCCGGGGCTGCACTACGCGGACGATGAAGCCGGTTGTATTTTCGGCGAAGGCAAGGTGCCGACGCTCGATCTGTATTCGATGCGTAATTGGGTGGACAATCTATGGCCGCAGTACGTCGCTTGGCAAAGGTCGCACCAGCCATTCCGGTTGACGTGATCCGCCACGAACCCTATCCGCACTTGGTGCGGCACAATGCGGTCCCGCGATCGCTGCTCAACGCCGCGCGGGTGGAATGGCCGGCGGCGACGTGGCCCGGCTGGGTGGCGTACGCAGACCAATACGCAATTAAGCGAGCAACACGCGGACGCGACGGACTTCCGCGAGCCTGCGAATTGTTGCTCGACCACATGGCCGCGATCGACGTGGCGGAAATAACAGGCGAGCCGTCAGCCTTCCCCGACCTGACGCTGTACGGTGCTGGCTTGCACGAGATCCCGACCGACGGACATTTAGCTTTGCATCTTGACGCTCGCCAGCATCCGGTAACCGGCTGGTCTCGCGTGGCGTCGGCGGTTGTGTTCGTGGATGACTTCAGCGATACCTGGGGCGGCGAGCTGGTATTGGGCGACCCGAGCGGCGATTGTCGGCGGATCACGCCGACGGCCGGCACGCTGGTTGTGATGGGCACGGCCGGAGACGAGACTTGGCACGCGGTGGGCAAAGTCACCGGGCCACTACCGCGTCGTACGCTGGCCATGTTTTGGTGGTCGACCAGCCGCGTCGAGAGCGACAGAAAGCGAGCTTCGTTCCGTGAAACTTGAACTAGGTGGTGGGCTGTGGCCGCGCGGGGAAGGGTTTGTCAATTGCGACATGATCGAGCAAGCGGACATCCGGCACGACCTGGACGTTACGCCGTGGCCGTTCGCGGACGACAGCGTTGACGAAGCCTATTCGTGTCATTGCATCGAACACTTACAGCGTGGACCGTGGCCATTCCTGCGAGAACTGGCGCGGGTCTGCAAAATCGGGGCGCCGGTCGAAATCCGCTGTCCAAGTCCCGGCAGTGATCTGGCCAGTCAGTGGGGACACACGCACGTCTTTTCTCATATCGAGGTCATGAACGGGCAAGATTATTTTCGCGAGCGGACATGGCCGGGACCGAAGTGGCTACGCTGCCACACGGTGAGATATGAGCCGTCTGTGCTGATGCCGCGAGCCAAAGAACAATTGCCATTTCTGAAAGGCTTAGACGATCAAATTATCATGACGTGGTTCCCACGCACGGCACACGAGTGTAGGTATTACTACACGTGCGAACGGCTGACATGATCCTCCTACTCCTACTCTCGCTTCCCATCACGTCTATCCAAGCCGACATCGTCGAGCTGAACCACTACGGCGACTGCACGGGCCGCGAGTTGTGCGAGCAAATAATCTGGTGGCGGATGCACGGGCCCGACTACCGCGTCATCGCGTGGCGGATGCGAGCCACGGCGGGCGATCCGGTGAGAGTCGGAGACTGCTGGGAAAACCGCTGGACCGAAACGAAACGGCGGTACGTCGCGACCGCTCGCACGCGACGTGAGACGTGGACGCTCTACGATCCAGAGGTCGCGGACCGCATGTGGATGAACGAGACCGCCCGCACCGAATGGCGGATCAATCTGGGCCGGCCTTGATTCTCGCGCGGCCGCAGTCGATACTATCTGATGTTATCGACACAATGGAGCTGCCCATGAAACTCTATTCCACCGCAGAAACTGCCGAGAAACTCGGCTGCCACCCCTCCACTGTCCGCCAGTACGCGGCCGCTTACGGGACCGCGATCGGGCACCGCTGGGCGTTCTCGGACCGCGATATTCGGCGGCTTCGGAGGAAAATTCGCCAATCTGTGGGCAACCCTAACTTCGGGCCGGGCTTTGGTTTAGGGCGAACGAAGAAAAAAACTTCCGAAAATTAGGCTAAAGCACATTGCCTCGCAATCGCGACATAGTACAATGAGAGAGTCGAGGGGGGAACGACAGAAAAAAAGAACCCTCTAACGCGGCCCGGTGAATCGAGGGCGATGCGAGTCAGACGCAGCTAAATCGCGAGAGTCGGCCCCGGACGCAGGGGCTAGGGAGACGCGAGGCCCGCCGAAGCGAGGGCCCCGCACTTTTACTTTCTCAAGGAGCAAGAGCCATGACCCGACTAACGTTCGCCGAGCTACTGGCCATCGCGCCAGCACGCCTAAGGGACGAGTATCACGCAGCGGCTGCCGCTGCGGCTGAAAAGCCTGAGTCGCGAAAGCGCCAGCGGGCGCTATCACAAGCAGAGTCGTATATCTGGCTGTGTCAGCCATCCGAGCCGCTCCCGCTCGGAACGGGTCCCCTCCAGGAAATTGAGGGGTTCGCCGAGATGAACGCGGCAGACCGCGTCCGGTCGGAGCAGGAGAATTTACCGGACTCGGATTTCTAGATGAGGAGAAAGAGATGTACAGCCTAAATTCAAAACGCCTGATGCGTCGGCTTGGTGTGCCACCGCTGGCTATTGTCCGAGCGGCCAAAAGACTAGGCCCGCGAGGGTCTCGGCTGGCAACGCTGGCTGCGAATGGGTGGTCGATCGAGACCACCGCTGACGGCGGCGTGTTCGCCTCAAGAGGGGCGGACGGCATAGGATTCTCGTCCTCGGGCATCGAGACCACATACAGGCGTCAGCCGCGAGGCTGGCAGCCGTGTAATTGACGGTTCCGCACAACTCAAGGAGCAAGAGCCATGTCCACACAACCACGATATGAGCTACTGATTCGCCGCGACGGTCAGGAATTCAACGGCCTCTCCGGCTGGACCAACGACGGCTACGGCGATGCTGTCAGGTCGGACAGTGTCGGAGACGTCGCGGAGGCGCTGGCGTCACTCACGCGGACACGCGACTTTGCCGCGTCTGAGTTCGCCGTCTACGATCATGCGGCGCGACGGCTGCTGCATCACGTGGTGGCGTCCGTCGGATTCGATGAGGCGGAAATGTGGTTTGTCCCCCGCGAACCTATCACTCAAGGAGCTAGAGACATGAACAATCGAGAGCTAACAATCCGTGGGCTGACTGCCTGCGGATTCACGCAGACACGACAGACCGCGAAATACCTAGTGTTCACCGCGACGGACGACGCGCGGACTTACTTTCTCGGCCGATCTGGCGGCCTCCGCATGTCGCGAACGGGCACCTTTACTGGTTCGCTTAGTCTGACGGGATGCGCTGGGCACAAGGCATTTAAGACCGTCGGAGATCCATCGTATCGTTTCGAGTCGGTGACACAGGCCCGCGAGGTCTGGACGACTGCACTAAGGACACTTGCCGGTACAACGTAAGTCAGGGTCCAGCACGGCCGGCGGCCGGTTCCAGTAGTCGCCGCAACCGCCGGCGTGCGTTTTTGTGGGGAGGCGAATCATGAACGAATTGCGAAACGCAGAACATGAGATAGTCAGCTGCATCGGGAGGCTCACTATCGCGATCGGCGAGGCGTCACCGCTGGCGGACATCATCCTACAGCAGTTGCTACGCGACGCGGTGCAACTGGGAAACCGGATCACGCAGTTAAGGCTGGCGGTAGAAGCGGAGGCGACCAAGTGAACTACCACGACTTTATTTCGCGGAAGAGTCAGCAGTCATCCGACAGCGGTTTCGCGCCGTTGTGGATGCCCGACTTCCTTTTCGATTTTCAACAGTCGCTCGTCGAGTGGTCGCTCCTGAAGGGGCGAGCGGCAATCTTCGCCGGGTGTGGGCTAGGTAAGACGCCGATGCAGTTGGTATTTGCCGAGAACGTCAAGCGAAAAACCAACAAGCCGGCGTTGATCCTGACGCCTCTCGCCGTCGGTTATCAGACCGTCAAAGAAGCGGAAAAATTCGGCATCGAAGCGCATCGCTCCACTGACGGCAAGCCGATGCCCAACATTACGGTGACCAACTACGAGCGTCTGGGGAAATTCGACCCGGACGACTTCGGCGGCGTGGTCTGCGATGAGGCCAGCATCATCAAGCACTGGTCGGGAGCAACACAAAAGGGAGTGACGCGTTTCCTGAGCAAGATGGAATACAGGCTCTTATGCACGGCGACGCCGGCGCCAAACGACTACATCGAGATGGGCACGCATTCCGAAGCTCTCGGCGGGATCAGTTACACCGAGATGCTGGAGAAGTTTTTCCGGCAGATGACAGACGACGAGAAAAAGCGGAAGGCGACGAAAGACGACGTGATCCATTCTCGCCGGTTGTCGTGGCGGGTGATCCAATCCATCGGGCAGTACGCCATGAAGCCTCACGCCTTCGAGCCGTTTTGGAAGTGGGTGTCAGGCTTCGCGCGGGCTTGCCGCAAGCCGTCCGACCTGGGGCCGTTCGGCGATTCGCGTTACGAGCTACCGCCGCTGATTCGTCGTGACCATGTGATCGAGCCTCGCACGCCGCCGCCGGGATTCCTCTTTACGATGCCGGCGATCGGCCTGAATCAGGAACGTGGCGAGCGACGGCGGACGGTTGCGGAACGCAGCGAGCTGGTTACCAAGCTGACAGCCGATTCGGATTGTGCCGTCGTGTGGTGCCAACTCAACGACGAGGCGGATCGAATCGAAAAAGAAGTAGCGGGTGCCGTCCAAGTGAAAGGCTCGCAGTCGATCGAGGAGAAGGAGGAGCGACTAATCGCGTTCATGGAAGGGCAAGCCCGCGTACTCGTGACGAAACCCAAGATTGCGGGACTTGGATTGAACCTCCAGAAGTGTGCCCATGTGGTGACGTTCGTCGACCACAGCTACGAGCAATTCTATCAGGCTGTGCGACGCTGCTGGCGATTCGGTCAGACGCGACCCGTGACGCTCGACGTCATCGCCACAGTCGGCGAGGTCAACGTCCAGAAAAACATGGACCGCAAAGAGCGGCTGGCTGAACAGATGTTCGAGCAAATCGTCCGGTTCATGAACGAGTCGATAACTGTCCACAAAAAGGAAACAACATGTCACGCAAACGTTCCGGAATGGATGTCTTCGATCAGGTAGTCGCAGAGCATTACGCCGCCTATCACGGCGACTGCATGCAGGTGATGGCGGCGATGCCCGATGAAAGCGTGCATCTATCCATCTACTCGCCGCCGTTCGCGGGGTTGTATCAGTACTCGAGCGATCCGGTCGATCTGAGTAACTGTGTGAGCTACGAGGAATTCATGGAGCACTATGGCTTCGTGATAAAGGAACTGGCGAGGCTGACGTTGCCCGGTCGTATGTCGGCCGTCCACTGTCAGGATATCCCGATCCTGCGACCGAACGACCACCACTTAAGCGACTTTCCGGGAGACATCATTCGGCTGCACAACAAGCTCGGGTGGAAGTACGTCGCGCGGTACCACGTGTGGAAAGAACCGCTCACGGTCCGCAACCGGACGATGGTTAATTCGCTCCACCACAAAACGTGTTGCGAGGACTCGACGAAGTGCAGCGTGGCGAACGCCGACTACTTGCTTATTTTCCGTCTGAACGGCGAGAACAAGATTCCGGTCGAGCATCCGACCGGCCTCATGAGTTACGCGGGCTCGCGTGAGATACCCGAGGAAGTACTGAAATGGCGTGGCTATCGCGGCGACCAAAAGCTCAACGGCTACTCGCAATGGATTTGGCGGCAATACGCATCGGCGTTTTGGGACGACGTGCGGATTGATCGGACGCTCGGCACTGGGGCGAGTTTGTATTCAGCGGCGAAAGCGGATAAAGACGAGGACGATGAAAAGCACATGCACCCCCTGCAACTCGACGTGATTGAGCGGGCAGTGGTTATGTGGAGCAATCCCGGAGAGGTTGTATTGACGCCGTTCATGGGTGTGGGCTCGGAAGTCTACGGGGCTGTTATCAACGGTCGCAAAGGAATCGGCTGCGAGCTGAAGCCAGCCTACTATCGGCAGGCGGTCAAAAACTTACAGTCAATCGAGCTGCCGAAATCGAAGGAGCCGGACTTGCTGCCGGTCGACTCATGACCACCCGCATCTACTGCTACTGCCTGGAATCCCGCTACCTCGCCGTGTGGGGCTGCCTCGTGCCGCCTACGCTGGTCCGCGAGATCGAGGAGCGGGACCCGTGGGATTACGACGACGGTGCCGAGTGCCCGGGAGGTGATGCGTGACAATGGTTGTGCGATTCAAGTGCCGTATGTGCGGCGTCATTTTCGACCACTGCGGCGTTATTGTCGATGGCGAATCACCTAACGCGTCGTTATTAGTGGACGTGATCCGCGTGATGCGAGGAGAGGACGTTGCAGCGTTTGAATCGTTCGCTTTGCATAACTGCGGACGCGACCGGTACGGCGTGGCTGAGTTGTGCGGCATTGCTCCTGTACTTAAGTGAGGTGACGCATGATCGACGACATATCAATTCAGAAGCGCATCGATCAGTTAACGTTGTGCATGACGAATATTTTGACGGGCTCCAAGCACTCACTAACGAGTACCGATGTAGCCAACGTGGCTGCGGTGATTAGTGAACTGGATCGGGTCCGCGGCGAGAATGAGTTGTGGCAGCAAAAAGCGTCACGGCTCTACGACCTGCTACACGAGTGTGCCCAGTGGATTCCGCGCGGACAAGTGGACCTTTACGACCGCGTGACGCATGAACTTGATAGCGGGCTGCGGTATCTGGACGACGTACCAATCGGGGAGGACGACTTATGATCTGCTCCTATTGCGGCCGGCCAGTCGAGACACTCCACGGCATCGCAATCGTCCACCAGTTCGGCGGCGCGGAGTGTCCAGGTTCGACGGAACGCCCGCTGCTCGATCCGGGTGACCGCGTGCGGATCGCACGACGCAACCAGCCCGCGGCGGTCGCGGGGTGGGTGCGGGCCAAAGCGGTGCGGATGAAGGCTGAAGGCTTCACGCTGTTGCGGATTTCTCGTGAGACGGGACTTTCGCAGCGGCAGATATTGGATGCAGTCAAGGAGCGGCGCAAATGCGGGCAGGCTGGTTATGCCGAATAAGGGGACGGCTCGACGTCTCGCGGATTATCGAGATGTATATCGGCGACGCGGGCGGCTTAGCGTCGCTGCATGTGGTGGTCGAAACCGAGGACGGCAAGGCGACGGTCGTAGCCAGTGACGTGACGGAGTCGTGGCCGATATCCGACACGGTGATGCCGGGAAAAACTTCGCTACTCGCGGAGCGTACGAGTCAAGCAAGCGTAGAAAGAGAAGACGAACCGATTTGAAAGGACTCACGATGCTCGTTTTGACCAGAAAATACGGCGAGAAAACATACATCGGTGACATCGTTGTCACGGTGGTGGATATCACGGACACGCAAGTGCGGATCGGTATCGAGGCACCGCCGGACGTGCTGATTCTACGGGGCGAACTGATCGGCCGAGAGCCTGGCAACCAAACTCGCAATCGGACAAAGGAGGTCTGAACCATGTTGGCAGCAATCGTAACAGTGTTGTCCGTACTCGCGCAGTTGGCCGGCGGTCTGGCCCTACTATGTTTTGCGGCGTGGCTAATCGCGTGCCTATTCGATTGGTGGCCGGAGCAGCTTCCGCCTAACGTTGTGATCCCAATTGCAGACAAGTTTGACGACGACGGCACGGCTTACCTTCGCCTGGAGCTGGACAGCATCGACTTCCGCGACGTGCAAAGGGCGGTCACTCGGAGGCAACTGCGGCGGGATTGGCCAGCCTACACCGGAGATGGAATGTCCAATGTGGCGGGGACGGCTATCGCGGAAATTTGCCGAGAGTGGATGGCACGAGAGGTGGTGAGGAAGTAGCGGCATCGCACGGCCGCAAGGTTTCTGCTGGAGCCTAACGAGCAAATGATGGACCAGCAGATCGGCCGAGCTACCTGAAGGCTCGGCAACGTCGTGGCGGCGTGGACGAGTTCCACGTGAGGCACAGGGGGAGCGGCTCGTTCGATCCGAGCGGCCAATAGTCTGGTGACTGCACTGCCAGACCGAAGCCGGTGCAAGTCCGGCCCACGACATTGGAGGGACTTGGATGGCACGGGAGAAGGTGAGGGTGAAATGAGTACAACGATATGGCTTGTTGCAGTTGTGGCCGCTTTCCTGTCTGGATTATTCGCACAGCGCGTGAGGGGCTTTGCGAGGCGTATCTACTGGCACACGAAACTCGGTATTTGCTGGCGGTACAGTCCGAGCGGATACCGTGAGACGCGACACGGAACCACAAGCGATTTTTGCCGGCGCTGCGGTCACCCTGCTGGCTACCATGATTGATGGCCACGACATTGGAGGGACTGACGATGCGAGAACGATACGACGCCTACGGTTATCCCTGCTGGCCCGGTGAGCGGGACTATGCGACAGCCGACGACATGCCATACGTCACGAGATTAGGTGAGACGATGCCGAAAGTAAAAATTCTGCTATTCTCGCATCCGTCGCAATGGTGCTGGGCCTGCGGGGCTGGTCGATTCAATCCGCCATCGTGGTGGTTGCTGCCGTGGTATATCGAGCGAGCGCACCTATCGGCAGGATCGGGAGGGATGCAACGCATCGAGGACGAACGGGCCGTTGTGCTGCTGTGCTCGTTGTGCCATCGGCTGCACCAGCATCATGACGAAGCGGTGAAAATTTACGGCCGCGAGTTCCCGGCGTTGACAGATGCAAATGTTCTGTGGCTCAAGCGGGAACGAGATCCCGATAATTGGGACTGGGAAGCTATTAGGTCGTGGTGGATTGGAGAACCACCGGAGCCGGTTAAGAGTGAGTGGTATGAGATCAAGTATTCTGAAAGGCATTGAAAGGGGAGCGACATGGCCAAAGGCGATAGACGTTTTACGTTCCATGTTATTCGCAGCGGTCAAGCGGGACCTCACAAGGACTCCGTAACTGAGTGCGAGGTATTGGTGGAGCACGTGCCGTATAAAGGCGACGGCAAAGAGTTCGTACCTAACCACGAGTTGAACGAAATGATCGTCAAGGCGGTCTGCAAGGGATTCGTTCCTTTCAAAGAACCAAATGACAATCCCGACTGGGCCGATCCGCAGTTGTCGTCATGGAGTAACGTTGGAGGCGGTCGGTGGCGATTTGCTGTTACAAGGGCATTTACTGATTGAAAGAAGAACGGGAAGACGAACCAATTTGAAAGGAATCACGATGCTAGTTTTAACGCGTAAATACGGAGAGAAAACCCACATCGGTGACGTTGTGGTTACCGTGGTTGAAATCGAGAACAATCAGGTGCGGCTCGGCATCGAGGCACCGCCGGACGTGCTGATTCTACGTGGAGAGCTGTTGGACCGAGATCCGGGCAACACACGCAATTTGAAAGGGCGAACCAATGACTGAAGCAGAAAAACGACAAATGTGTCGAGGGTGTCGCGACGACTACTACAACCAGCCTGGCAACAGCACCGACGGCAAATGCTGGTGCTTGGAATCGGCGAAGGTCGTGCAGCGGATCAAGGTTGGCATCTGGCAAAACCCGCCGTACGAAAAGCGTTTGCAAACGACGCTATCGTGCCATAATCCCAAGGGTATGGCATGGATCAAAGAGGACGACTGTCGAGTCGTCGGCAACCAAACTCGCAATCGGACAAAGGAGGTCTGAACCATGTTGGCAGCAATCGTAACAGTGTTGTCCGTACTCGCGCAGTTGGCCGGCGGTCTGGCCCTACTATGTTTTGCGGCGTGGCTAATCG